GGGTATAGGTACCTACGGCCTTTACGGTAGTGGCATCGAAAGAAGGAGTGGACTGGTAGAGTTGAAAACCAATCCCTATGACATTGCCAGGAGAGGAAAAACATTCACCCGTATCGCTAACGGCGGGCAGGGCGGCGGGTAAGGGACACGAGAAAAGTTTTGAAGACATGGCGTATGGTGTGGTATGGTTGACGCATTAAGGTCTGGTCCAGATCCACGAGCGGAAGAAAAATACCTGTAAGGGGGTGGCGCGTCCCTGCTACCAACCGCTTACAGATTTCAGGACAGACAAGCGATACAAATATAAGCAGTCATGTTTTGGGGTTTTTGGCATTTAAAGGGGCCGAGAAACGGGTTGTAGGTAAAAGAAAATCCCCCATACCAGGTGGCACAGGGGATTCTATATTACATATATCCACTTCATTTCTTAGGGGCAACAGTATAGCTCACTATCGGCCCAATTTTCTCGTTCAGTTCGGTACTAAGCTCCTGTACCTTTTGCTGTATAGACAAATAGGTAATTGAATCAGGGCTTATCTCTTGGAGTAGTTTTTTATAGGTCGATAGTTGAAACTGAATTGACTGAATTGTTCTCATATCTGCGCCTTTGGCGTGAAAAGCCCTTTGTATAGACCTACCCATTCGCTGTATATCAGAAGAAAGAGCCTGCATGGTTTTTTGAAGGTCGCGCTGCGCGGACTTTAACCCGTCGGCACTAAACCCGGCTCTGCTTACGGCTTGTCTTAACTTCCAATGGTAGAATCGGCTTTGCAATTCTTCGCTGCGGGCGGGGTTGAGAATGAGGTGGACTACCATTTTATTTGATACCATGAACGCCCTTGTCCCTCATCACTCATGTATTTAATTTCGTATCCATCACTTTCTAAGACCCTCCTGGCTCCAATAGAAGGGATGCTAAAAATTGAGATATAACAACTCCCCTTCTTAGCGGCTTCGCGTATATCAGAATAGTACTCACTCAACTCAGTCGAAACGCTGGCTGATAGTGTGGAATTGGCTAAGCCTCTCGCTTCTTTTGCGTTCATATCGCTATGGTTATTATTTCTCCGCCTTCACCTAGCCATCCCATTTGGAATGCAAGACCAAGTGCACGTAGTTTCCTTTCCTTAGTGGTGGCGGCTATTCTGGCCTCCCAATAAATATGCTCGTAATACCGTAGCTTACGGCGTGTGGCTCGGTTCATGGCACAAAGGTAATCTTAAATTTCTGGTGCTCTTTCAGTCTCCTAATCTTTCGCTTTACCTTCCAGACTATATACGAGGCCGCCCAGCCTGGAACTATTGGTCGGATGTACGCTATCCAACTATTTGCGGATTCGTATTCTAGAAAAGTCTGGAACTCTAGAAGGTCATCCTGTGCGCCATTTTGCTTTTCACTTGGCATTAAGGTGATTTTTATTGGATTGTTAGGCCCTTTGGTGTCGTTTTTAAAAGAGAATGGCCCTTTCAGGTGATAAGACTCCCTCACTACCTGTTCTTTTAATTTGCTTAGGGCTTCAGAGTGGTATACCTCCCTGACAGGGGTTTCGATCTTCATGGTATGTGTTTAAGGCTCCCAATTCGTAAACTTTCAATAAACAGGTGCCGGGAAGAGCTCAAACCCGGCGCGGCATACACCGTTAACAGCGGCTATGACCCTCCTGTTATTTATTCTCGACCCATAGAGAAAGCAACCCCAGCCTTCTCTATGGCACCCTCTAGTAGGCCTACTATAAGATTTCCTTTTATTTGCAGAGACTCCTTAAGAACACCACCCCCTGTTATTTTGCCCGAAAACCAACCAAGCCCCGAAATGAACTGTTGTAGCTCCATTAAATTCTCCATATCGCTCCTGTTTATTTCCCCATCAAGATACGCAATACCCCGCTAATTACCATACTATTTTTGTATTATTTTAAGACCAACACAAACTCACATGGGACACTTTAAAACGTTGTACTTTCCCGTGTTTTACCTGCGTCCGGGTCGGTGGACGGTGGCCCTGTTAATTGGCGCCAACTCAAAGTAAGCCCGCATCATTAGCAAGTCCATAAGGTCGGGGCTTTGCCCTCCTAGAAGAATCTTCTGCTCCGCCTTGGGGTTAATCTGCAATTTACCATCCGAATCGGTCTTATGCTTTTTAATGGCCTTCCGCTCAAAAAGGAAGCGCTGACGAACGGTCATTTTGTCGTCATACATCATCGTTGCCACGCGCTCGGATATACGCAGCTTTCCGGCTTTAACCTCTTGTCCCGAGTGATAGTAGCACTGTGTTTTTAGGTTCGCGTACCGTTCTTTCACCGCGCGTCCGGTCAAGGGCTCAGTAACAATTTTAGGTGTAGCGCTGGCATGAAAACCCACCGCGCCGGGTAAATAACCATCAGAGCCATCCAAAAAGGAGCCTACGCCGTCAGAATCAAAAAGAATATGGGTATTGGGCACCCTGTATCGGATTGCCATTTCACGGATTACCTCTACAATCTTTTTGCCTGATGAAACGGCGATTACAGATATATCAGCAAGCTCCATTCCTTCGAAATAGCCCACCACAAACTTATCTTTTCCTTGGGTGGCAATATCTGCCACAATATAGCGCTGGGGGGTAGAGGTAGAGTATAGGTTATCAAAAGCGCCTACAAAGGCGTAATAATCATAAATATCCAGGTCGGACACTTTCACTTTCCAGTTACCCTCCAAGAGTTGGGAGCGGGTCTGTTCATCCTGGCTTAGCAGGTTTCCCAGATAAGCCGGGTTTACATCGAGTAGTGCCTTATTGCCATATACGTCACCAGCAATAAAGGTCAGTGACTTCACAAACTCCTCGGGATCAACGCCGGATTTATTTACCAACGGTTCCAGGAAACTCCACGCCTTCTCGATTACTTCCGCTTTACTATCCCCCCATACGTAATCTTCCCCATAGAGGATGAAGTAGCGGATCACGCCGTCGCGCTCGGGGATGGGAAAGCCTGTCTCAGGGTCGATCCACCACGCAATAAATTCCGCTACCCAACTCTCAGGGTCCGGGTTACAGGTAGCCCTTACGTAGGGCTTTACCCCGCACGTGCTACGGTTACGGGATAGCATGTAGAAAAACACCTTTTTACTAAAATGCGTAAGCTCATCAAAGCCCAAAAAGGGGATCTGTGAGCCTTGCCAATCCAAGATATTTTTATCGTATTCCAGGTGAGAAAACTTAATCTTTACCCCGGCGGGGAAGGTCCAGTCGAGGGTAGTTTCTCTGGGTTGTGCGCCTACGTGGGGATATATCTGCATCGAGGTATCCCACAGGCCACCCTCGCTTCTAATCTGTGGGCTGGTTCTACGGAAGATCACCCCCCCAAACCCCTTAACCTCAATATCCCGTAGCGGGTCGAGTAGCAGTGAGTACGTTTTTCCCGCTCCAGCACTACCCCCACCAATAACAATATCGGCGCTACTAGATAGCGCTTTCATCTGGTAGCCCGCCTGGGGCCGGATCACCGTAACTTCACGCGCCGTTTCGACCATTATCAGGGATTTGAAAAACCGTAACAGGCTTTACGTCGTTACCGTCCTTATCGGTCATGCCTAGTTCCTGCTTATCCCGCCATTTTTTAGGTTGGCGGTTCTTAAGCCAGAAAATCCCCGCCGTGGTATCCGGGGGGTAATGTTTGATTAAGGGTGTTTGCACAATCTCGTGGTCAACTACCCGAATATCAACATCATAGTGCTCATAACCCATAGCCCGTTGGTATAGGCGGTCGGCTACATTGGCGTCGGCATAGTCCTTTCCCTTTTTTACGGACTCCGAAAATTCCGAATGATCGACTTTCCAAAGATTCAGGGTGGACACTGCAATATCAAATATCTTGGCTAGTTCTTCATCCGTCAACCCCAATAGACATAGCTGGTACGCCTTATTGGGGTGGTAGCCAGGATCGTACTTGGTCGGTCGTCCTGCTGGCATATTCTTTCATGGTGTGGTGTGGGTAATCGTGCTTCATTCAGTGGGGGTTAGGCGGGGGTGTTCGGGTTCATTCCATTACACTTTTTAGGTCATTCCCTATCGCCTTCCAGTCAGACGCAATAGCTTCCCGATCAGATTGAGGGTTTGGCAAGGTTGCGACCCCACCGACTATTTTTCGCACAATAAATGGGACAACAGATGATTTTGCTTCACTGTAAACTACATGACATTCGGCCTTGGTGTAGATTTCGCTATTAATCACAGCCTCCTTTCCTAGTAATATCCTTACTCTTTCCCAGAAAGAGAATTTGGTACGTGTGGTGTGATGAATAACATCTGCGTACTCTATCTCCCTATTGTCAATTATTTTTTTGTAAGTTTCCATTTAGTGTGTATGGTGTGGTATTTACAAATGGCATTCGCCGGGTTAATAAAATAAACAGGACTACTGCCAGCTATTGGCCTCGCCTTTGATGGCTTTCTCTAACTCCCGGATCTGATTCTTAACAGCCTTTCTTAGTGTTCGGTTGTCGCATACACCCAGCGTCATGCCCGAAATGTGGATTTCGGCGGCCAGGTCGTTGTTTTCCAATAGTACCAGCATCGCCTTGGCTTCGGTTAGTTCCTTTTGGGCTTCCTGTTTTACGGTGGAGTAGCTCGTTGATGTGGTAATGCTACTCCATGTAAGAGGCGGTGTCTGAACTGGTGGGTAGGATTGGTGCATGATATAGTGT